GGAAACATGTTTAGAATTGACAATTTCTTGCCATAATAAATATCTTATTCTACAATTTTGAGGTCCATCGTCATACCATCTATTTATAATATCCAAAATAGATAAATGAATTTGTTCATTTGCACTACCATCAAAATGGCTATAATCACCTGCTCCAACTTTAGTATCGTTGAGAGGGTTTTTATTACACAATTTCTGAGCTATTGTGTGCCATTCTAATGAATAAGGATTAACTCCTACAGCACAATGATTAGAAATACGATTTTTCTGCATCCACGCAAGAAAAGCTCCAAAATATCTCAAAAATAATAATTGATAATAAAATTCACAGGCTGAAAACAAACGTGTTTTACCAGCAAGGATCTTTTCTAGAGTTCTTCTCTCGTCTTTCAAACAATCAATATATACCCAAAAAGGTCTTTGATTATTTCTATACATCTCTTCATACTTTTCTAATTGTTCTACAATTTTGTACACAGTTTTCTCTTTCAAATCTTTCAAATGTTTATGTTCATTCAAAAGTTTCTTTAGGTCAACGTCTTCAAATTTAAACATGAATCCGGACGATGTTTTAGTTTTTACACCATTAACATCATTATCAGATTCTATACCAAATAGGCACTCATCCCACGTAAATAAGCGAGCTTCAACATGGTGAGGACTATTTGATTTTAGAAAAGCAAAATAAGCATCAGTAGTTTCTGACAATTGATGATAAGGAATGAATTTCTTTGGATAGATATACTTACTCTTTGCCAAATCCATGGGGTCTATAAAAACACCATGTCGATTGAAAGGTTTCAAACGGCTGGGAGCAGTAAGAGGCTTAAATCCATACGAATTATATATTGGACTTTTCACAATCTTAGTTTCTACACCTTGAGTAATTTTCTTCAAAGGACTACCCAATTTTATAAATTGAGTTTGTTTCATAGGTCCAGATTGTGGAACAACATTTTCCATTTCTAGAACATCAACTTGTTCAGGCATTCTTGACATTAACTCATCAATTTCTTCACGAGTAAAAGCTGCCGAATAGCCATAGCCATATTTAGCATTACCTGCTACATGGATACCAAATATCTTGTGTTTAGGAATTTGGGGATTTAGTATAAAAAATACAGATCCACAACTACCTTGAATACAATTTCCATAGTAACTATAAGCA